CAGATTACCAGAAAGTAATCGGTTCTCTAGTAAATGATGCTAAGAGTCACGTTGAGTCTAGGCACGATTGGTTAGCACTCAGAGAAACTTTTACTGTGGCTACAGTATCGGGAACTATGGTGTATTCACTAGGAGATACTAATGCTGGTGCTGGCTCTAATCCTAAAGTTCTTGATGTTATTAATCAAGCGACAGGAACACATCTATCTCAAGTAGGTAATGAATGGCTTAATGCTAGGTCTTTCCCTGCTGCTGATATAGCAACTGGAGAACCTCATCATTATGCTTTTAATGGTTCTACTGCTAATGTCACTACAAGACCGCCTGATATGAATGTAGACCTATACCCAGTACCTACTTCAGCACAAAACATTAACTTTAATATTATTAAGGTACAACCTGCTCTAGCTGGTGCTACTGATGTTTTAACAGTACCAGTATATCCAGTTATGTTAGGGGCGTGGGCGAGAGCAATCTCAGAACGTGGTGAGGATGGCGGTACACAATCTAGTGTAATGGCTCAAGAAGCTAGTGAAGCTCTCGGACAGGCAATTATGCTTGATAGTGGCAACACCCAATATGAAACAGATTGGTATAGCGGACAGTATTAACCTATGGCAAAAGAATTATCATATAAACCTCTAAATGATTTAGGTGTTAATGGGTTAAATACTCAGAGTAATCCTGCAACTTTAGACCCTTCTTGGTTGACTAAAGCAGAGAATGTGGTAATTAGAGAGTCTGGTCGTATCACCCTAAGAAAAGGACTCAAACAGAAAGTAGTTCCAACTGGTACAGCGATAGCCTCTTTAGTAGAACATAGAGACCAAAGTACAGATAAGATATTTGCTAGTTATGGTACAAGTATATATACAGTAGATTTTGGTAGTCCTACTGCTGCTTTCCCTAGTAGTGGTGCTGATGTTAAACGCACAGTCGCAGGTTCTTCAGGTGATTGGCAGTTTGTTAATTTTAATAGTAGGTTACATTGTTTTCATTCAGGAGTAGTGCCACAAAGATATGATGGCTCTACTACAGTAGGAGAGAAATGGTCTAATCACTATACTACTACTGCAATTAATCTTGCTAATGGTGGTTCAATTACTGCTCCTAATATTGTAAAAGATACTACATATAAAATTACAGCTCTTGGAAATACAAATTTTACTTTAATAGGTTCTGCTGATAATAATGTTGGAACAATATTTACTGCTTCAACAACAGTAGCTCTAGCAGAAGGTTCTGAAATTACTGCTGACAAAATAGCTACTGGAAAATCTTATAAAATTGTAGCTTTAGGTAGCTCAGATTTTACAACTCAGTCAGCAAGTTCTAATGAAGTAGGTGTTATTTTTACTGCAAACACTACTGGCGGAACTGGAACAGGAACGGTTGTAGAGGTTATTACAGAAACAACAGGAACAGTAGTAGAGATAAAAACTAATCCTACTATTACTACTATTACAGTAGATAGTACAACTGGTTTTTCCTCAAGTGGGAAAATAGTTATTGGTGAAGAAATAATATCTTACACAGGAAAAACATCTACAACCTTTACTGGCTGTACTAGAGGATCAAGCAATACTGATGCTACATATCATAATGACAATGATGAGGTTACATCAAATACTGCTCCGCCTTCGGTAACTGCTGGTGAATTTAAACCTAGTTGTGGTTGTGGTTTCTATGGTCGGCTTTGGGTAGGTGGAGTTGCGGAAGAGAAAGATGTACTACATTACTCTATGGTGCTGGATGGTGATGACTTTACTCCATATAGTGGCGGTGGTTATATAGATTTAAAAACTATCTGGGGAACAGATGAAATAGTAGCAATAGCTCCCTTTTATGGACAACTTGCAGTATTTGGTAAGAATAATATAGTTCTATTTGACAACCCAGACGTAATTTCCAATATGAGAATCAATGAGGTTATTAGAGGGATTGGATGTATTGCGAGAGATTCCGTACAACATATAGGTGATGATTTAGTATTCCTTTCTGATACTGGTCTTAGGTCTTTAGCTCGTACTTCAGAGAAAGATAAAGTACCACTTACTGATTTATCTCTAAATATAAAAGATACATTAATAAGAAATATCGGTAATAGTACAAATATTAAGAGTGTGTATGTAGAAAGTGAAGGTATCTACATAATGTCATTTGTAGACAAGAATATAAATTATATCTTTGACTTCAAACATCTAACACCGAATGGTGCTCCTAGAATAACAACTTGGACTTTTGATAGCGATAGAGAACCAGCAAGTTTAGCATATACCAACCTATATGGACTCTTAGTAGGACAACAAGATGGTGGTTTGGCTGGTTATGAGAGGTATTTTGATACTGATGCTGCTGCTGCTGGTAGTGGTGGAGTAACTTATACAGACACTTCCTACACTTCAGAAATTCAAACAGTATGGCTGAATTTAGGTGACTCAGTTATAACCGCCTTACTAAAGAGATTCTTTATGGTTATCGAGGGTGGTTATGGTGCTACAGTTTGTATGAAATATTATAAGGATTTTAGTCCTGTTTCATCAAACTCCACCTGTGTAACTTTGAGTCCTGTGACAACTGGTGCTGCTTTTCTATGGGGTAAAACTACTTCTCTTTACGGAGCAACCACAGCAACTCATACACACAATTCAGCAGTTCATACTGCATCTGCTACCTACAGACCAGTTTACGGACTGAAGGAATATAGGATGCCACTTTTAGGAAGTGCAAAACATTTAAAGATAGCGGTAGACATTCAATCCAATGGATTTGATTTGTCTATACAGGCTTTAACATTATTACATAAACAGGGGAAAATACGATGAGTCAATATTCAATAGCGGTGTCTTGGTCTGGTAAGGATGCCTTAGCTGATTCAGATACTAATAAGATAATTAGCGGAGGGGATTTTAATACCGAGTTCTCGGCTGTCCAAACTGCTGTAAATTCTAAGGCGGACTTAAATGGAAGTGCCTCAGAATCTTTTAGTGCTACGACAGCAGCAGCAGGTACGAATACGACACAAGTAGCTACAACTGCTTTTGTTCTTAATCCAAAAAATATTACAGATGCCGTATATCCTGTTGGTGCTATCTTTACCACAGTAACAGCTTATGCCAATAGTGCAGCAGTTGTTACAGCAATAGGTGGAACTACTTGGGTAGCATTTGGAGCAGGTAAGGTACTGGTGGGTTTAGATGCTGCTGATACAGACTTTGATACTTCTGGGTCAAGTACAGGTTCGGCTGGTTCAGGTGGTTCTAAGACACATACACTAACAGTTGCTGAAATGCCTGCACATACGCATAGTTATACTCACCCAACAACAACTGATAATTTTAGTATTGATGATACAACTAGAATTACAGGAACGGGTGCTGCAACCACAGGTTCAACAGGTGGAGATGGAGCACATAACAACGTACAACCTTATATAACAGTATATTTTTGGAAACGCACAGCATAATAATTAGGAGATAGAGAAATGAGGAATCAAACAATGGGGCCTGAATACTTAGAAAGAATGTTGGGTATAGGTATAGGTGGCGATAGATTTGGAAAAGATAAAACAAATAAGCCTAATAAGTTTGATTGGAAAAATTTAACAAATGCTGGTATTGGATTAGGTGAAAGCTGGTATGGACAAAAACTATATAAAGACCAGATAGGTAATATTAAAGGTGATTGGAGAGATCAAATAGCTGCTGCCAGACCTGGAAATGTTGGTGGAATTTATGGTTCTACACTCTACAACCCCGACACTAATACTTTAGGCTTTACTCCAAATACCCCATCACAAGGTATGCTCGCATCCCTATACAATCAGCAAACCGGGTATGCCGATCAACTAGCAAACTTCAATAAAGACCCTATGGCTCTCGGTGAATATATGTATGGCCTTAAATCACCTATTAGAGAAAAAGAGCAAGCCACTCAGACGAATCAATTATTAGAGCGTTTACAAGCACAAGGTATGCTTAGTTCATCACATGGCGGACAACTACAGGGTGGATTAGCACAGGCTCAAAACCTAGCAAATGCACAAGCACTATCCGAAGATATTATGAACGCACAAAACATAGCAAATGCAATACAGGGTAGACAGACATCTTCAATGGCAGGTATTGATGCTATTAATACAGCATTAAACAATCAAGCACAAACCGCTATAAATATGGGTGTTAATATTGCTCCACCATCATCTTTAGGATCTGCTTACCAAGACCAGGTGGATGCCAAAGCACAAACAGGCGGTAGCTTGGCTGATATTTTAGGGATAGTGGCAAATCCCATAGGTGGTTTTATAAAGGGTTTATTTAGTTAGGAGAATAAAATGGGATTATACGACAACTTACTTGCAGATGAAAGAACAAAGGTAGCAACAGATGCCGCAGAATTAACGAGGGGTAGAGGTGGAGTATTCTTGGCCGCCAAAGGTGGCGAGAGAATGAATCAAGCTGTTCGTGGGATGATGGGTATTGAAGAACCAGTTGTTACAGCGCAAAAAGCAGCAGAAGCTAAACAATTAAAACTTAATGCTATTTTATCTAAATACTCAACTGCAAAAACCCGTGCTGATTTTACAAGTGCATTTAGTGAATTAATGGCTGCTGGTTTTCCAGAACACGCTGCTAAAATACAAGAGCATCTCAAGAATATGCCTAAACCTAAAGAATATTCGGTTATTGAAGGTTATAAATTAGCAAAAGATCAAGGTTATGATAAAGGTTTTTTACAATACCAAATAGACTTAAAACAGGCTGCAAAAGATAACAATATCAGTATTGGAAACATTCCTCAAGATTTTATTGTTACCACAGATGATAGTGGAAAGATAACAATGGAAGTAATAGAGGGAAGTCCAACT